AATCTTTTGAATAATGTAGTTGGATCTGGTTGTGTTTCCAACCATAGCTTTACTTTATCTCCATCTTCTGATAGAGGTGTGATCTTAGTTCTAACTCTAACTGTAGAAGTATTAAACATAAGACCTGTTGTTTCTTTTCCAGAGGTTTCAACTGTGATGTCTCTTCCTTGGATAGGGTCAGTATAATCTCCTACATCTTCGTCTTCAACTAAAGAAAGTAGATCCATGTAAACTTGCTTACCAAATTCCCAAAGTCTAACGCCTTTGTCTTCTTCACCTCTAACGATGACAGGAACAAAAACCCTTAATTTTGGTTCTAATTTTTTTGCAAGAGACCAATCGTCTTTTTCTTTGCTTTTTCTAAGACCTTGTGCAAATTCAGCAATGGGATCTTTTTCTCCAAAACTAATGGGTGATACCATCATTTTGTTTCCGATTCCATAATGAATAAAAATTTCTCTAAACGGGTTCTGTCTTGTGTAAGCAGATGGCACAATTCGAATAGAGTGTTTTCCTACAGTGGGTTTCCAAATGGTTAGACTAAAATCTTTTTTTTGTCCTCCACGGGGATTCTGTAACGCGGCTAAACGCGATTTGAGTGATTGTAAATCCATAACTGTGTTTTTTCTTTAAAAATAATAAAAAATATTCAAATAAAAAAATTAATCTATATAGTAGTGTATCTTTTTCTATACATTTACTATTTTGTGAATTAATGTGTTTAGTTTTCTAAGATTTGTTCCTTGTGTAAGTAAGACACTATTTTGATAGTCTTTCCAAGGGATAGGGAAGGTTGGATCAAGAACTCCCTCATTCATCGATTTGATCAAGATGTTTAAGGCATTAATTGTGTAGAGAGTGTTTGTTTCTTTCTTTCTGTGTAAAAGAATTGTATTTTCTAGAATACGAACTTTCTTACCTTCTTCTTGTTCTATGTTATAAGTACATAGATATTCTTCAGATTCAGGTGAAGCTAATACAAATATTTTTCTGTATAATATTTTGTATTCTTTATTTATTTCATGAAGCGTGTCTTCTAATTGATCTTTAGAAGAGAATGTTGCAAACAATTTGTTGTTCATGAATTCTGCGGTTAGTTCTATTATTTGTTGATTTTCCATAACCTTTTATTATTTATAAATATCAATGTTTTAATTAGAAAGCATACGTCTTACCATATTTGTGTTTAACGACCATGCTTCCTTGTTGTAAAATATTTTTAATTTCTATTAATGTGTCTTTTCCGTCTTCTATATCAAAATCAAATAAGAAAGAATCATATGTAATCAATACTAGCTCTGTTTTTTTATCTTTTAAATATTCTAGTATAACTTGGATCTTATTAATATTTTCTTTAGTCTCTAAATTTTGTACTATATAATTAAATAACTTTAATTTATTCATACCTTCAGATCTCTTAATTAGTCTTCCAGTTGCAAGAAGTGTACCACCAAATGTAATGTATTTTTTCCATTCTTTATCTATAAAAGTATCAAGTGCAGATAAAAATGTAATGTGTTTATACTGATCTTCAACACCACCATACAATTGACGGAATGTTATTTCTTTTGACTTTTTATATTCTTCCTCAGAAAGTTCTTGTTTACCAAAATAATCTCTTCCAAGTATCAAGTGCATTGATTCAGTAGGACATTGAAAATCTATCAGTTTTGAAATAAGTCTTAAATGGTATGCATCAAAATCAAACTCTACTAATAGATCATTTTTAGGTAAAAAGCATTGTCTAAATTCTGGATCTTTTGGTATTGCTAAAAAGTTGATGCCATTAAACGCGTTTGTGGGCCTTCCAGTTACATTGTATAGATTATATGATCCATATATGATATCGCCGCGTATTGAGTACTGGATTGCGTGTGGTTGATATTTTTTAAAGAACAGATCTTTATCGATTTTTATTCCAGAGAGTTCTACTTTTTTATATGCACTTACAAGATCTTCTTCTTTTTCTACTTCAGTTTCTAATTCTAATAGATTTTCAATTTTATTAAATAGACACTCACATTTTTCATAATGCTTACTTATTGGAATAAATTTATTAATATTATCATCCTCTCCATATTTTAAATAATAGTCTCTATGTAATAAAGTATCACAATTAAATTCTTCAAATTTTCCAGTTTGATTAATGTTTATAAATTGAACATCTATACAATTATTTATATTAAAAAAATAAGAGTGATATTTTTTATCAAGTAAATAAACTTTTTCATGTAAATTAATAAAATCTTCTATTTCTTTAATGCCTAAATGTAGACCTTCAGAATGATCTACTACAAAGATATAACCTTTACTAAAATTATTATAATATATAAGTGAGAGATTCGTAAGATTCGGATGGTATCTATCATTACCAGATACAACCTGAATGAAACAGGCTCGTTCTGGGAGCATTTGGGACAATTGATCAATATCTTCTATAACGAAATACATAACCTTTTAATTTAATCTAAAATAACTAATAATAGTGATCTAAAAAAAGATAACTATTTAGTTGGTCTTGCAAACTTTGAATAATCCTCTCCTATAAAGTCTTTTATTCCAAGAAAAGTCTTATCTGCAGTTTCTACTAATCTTTTATTGGTATCAATTATACCAGCTCTAATGTCATATTGAGATACTCTTACTTGATTTAAAGGGCCTGTTAATTTCCAAAATATTTCTTGAGTTATCCAATGAGAAATATTGTATGTTACAGTTCCATTACTGATTTTTACATATTCTTCTGGTGATATTTCTATTACATATCCAGGAGTATTTATTTTTTTTGTAAAATATCTAGTTATATAGCCTTTTGTATAATCTTCTTGTAAAGGATTAGGAAAATAAGATGTTGGACTATTTTTAAATATAGAATTTGAGTTTTGATCTATTATAAAATCTTTATTTTGATTAGCCAATCTAGATCTTAATCCTTGTGGTATAGATTTATAATTTAAATAAGGAGAATTATAATATATATCTTGTTTTTTTAATTCATCATTATTTCCAAAAATTGGATTTTTTCCAGTAAAAAATTTTCCATCAAAAGTTTCATAATATGGACCAGAATATGGTTTTCCATTTAATGTAAACTCTGTTCCATTTGTTAATTTTCCTACTTTAATTTTTGATTTTGGATAATATCTTATTGCCATAGGTTATTTTTTATGCGCTAAATATAGTTTGGCCTATTTGAATGCCCCCTCTATTTTTTAATGTTTGTATATATCCTGGGTTTGTTCCTGCTCCATATGCTGCTAAATTTGCTGCCGTAAAATTAATAATATTTTTAGGAACTTGACTTAGTATATTTGTAGCTGCACCATATATAGATTTAGCATTACTACTATCTGGACCATTTATAAAATTTGAACTAGGTTGGTGTCCATTACTGCTTGTTCCTGTAACAGATTGAAATTGATTTTTTTCTCTTAAAATACTACCGATTGGTTTAGATTTTATTCTAGATCTATTTAATAGTGCAGCCATAACATATGCTCTTTCTTGTTGATTTGTACTTGCTTCTGCATAAGTTCCAGAAATTAATTCTGAGAATTCTGAATCAGTTATAGATCTACCAATATATAACTCAATTGCTTTTCTTGCATCTGCATCTGTTCCTGTAAAATTTGTATTGCTTGTTCCAGATGTATTATCACCAGAAATTGATGAAAACGATCCTGAAGAAAGAGCACCTGTATTAAATCCTTCAGGTTTAAAATCTAAAGAATTTTTTAAATAAATCATATTTGCTTTAACTTCTGTTTCCCATATATTTCCATTTATTGAATTACTCAGTCCTATAATTACAAATCCTAATCTATCTTTTTCTAATTTATTTGGACCTCTAGCAATTGAATTAGAATATGTATTTGGAAGTATTTGATCAGGGACTGTAAATGCGTGTCCCATTGCTAATCCAGATATTCCATCTGTTTTAAATGAAATTGATACAGGAATCATTGCTGAGGATCTAGTCCCAGGATTTTTTCCTTTTCTATTATTCATAACTTCTATATAATAATTTGTTGATGCATCTACATTGTCTACAGATGGGCTATCTGTTGAGAGAACACTTTTTACAAAATGATTAAACATAGCAGCTGTAGATATATCTGCAGAATTTGCATCTCTACTACCAGTAGAACTTCCTATTGGTAATGTTTGTGGTTTATATCTATCTATATAATTATTATTAAAATGTCCAAATGGTGTTGCATCTTTTGCTCCAGCAGATTTTTGATCGGAGTTTGACGATATTGCTATCATATTAGATAATTTACTACTAATCTCAGTATTAATTGATAGTGATTTTGCAATCGATTGTACTCCAAAAAGAGGAAGTGGTCCTATACCTACACTTCCTTGTGTAAATGACATTTTATCTTTTAAATAATCTTCATCTGGGTGATGAGGACACATTTGGTCATCAACAATATACATACAATTGCCAG